CAGTACACAAGCACTTCTGAGTTTTCGGCAGGGCGGTTTTATTAAAGTTCCTTCGGATGAAGAAGAGGAGGAGTTTCGCGCCCGCCGCGCCGAATATTATTAATAATATAAGGCTTTTTGCATGGCGGGATACTCAGACGAAGAGCTTCGGAATGTTGCCGAAACATATTCATATTATAAAAGTCAAGAAAACGCAGCCTCGGCTTTAGGTATAAGCAGGGATGCGTTGAGAAGGCGCTTGAAGGAATACAGGGCGCGTTCTGAAAATGGTGGTGGCATTGTTAAGGGGCCAGAGTTTTCCATTAACAAAGAACAGTTGATGGATGAAACGGCTGATTTGGAAGATATTCTTAACAAACGCCGTGCCGAGTTCAGGCGAAGACGGGCTTCGGAAGAATCGCGCTTCCTCATTAAGTGCAAGGTGCGGTTGGACGGGCCGATTGGTATTCTGCACATGGGTGACCCCCATGTAGATGACCCAGGAACATCCATAGATGCGCTTGAGCATCATATAAACCTGATAAAAAATACTGAAGGTTTGTTCGGAGCCAATGTCGGGGACATGGCGAACCACTGGGTTGGGCGTCTTGCCCGCCTTTATGCCTACCAGACAACCACAGAAGCGGAAATGTGGCGTTTGGTGGAGTGGCTAGTTACAAGTGTTGACTGGTTATATATTATTGGTGGCAACCACGATCTTTGGGTTGGGGACGGAGACCCTGTTCAGTGGATGGTTCGCAGGCAGTCTGGTGTTTATCAGGCGCATGGCGCAAGAATTAATCTTGTCTTCCCGAATAAAAAGGAAGTCAGGGTGAACGCAAGGCATGACTGGAGCGGGCATTCGCAATGGAACTCAGCCCACGGGCCAGCAAAAGCCGCCCAAATGGGAATTGACGACCATGTTGTTATCAGCGGTCATCGCCATATCAGCGGTTACCAGATTATAAAACAACAGAACAATGGTTTAATAAGCCATGCGTTGCGTGTGGCATCTTATAAGATATTTGATAATTACGGGAAACAACTTGGCCTCAGAAATCAAAATGTTTCACCCGCTGTTGTAACCGTTATCAACCCAGAGCGGGAAGATGATGATCCTGGATTAATAACAGTTTTCCATGATGTTGATACGGGGGTCGAGTTTTTAAATTTTCTAAGGCAGAGAAAGGTGGCTAAAAAATGAAAAAATTTTTAGCGGTTCTCGGTTTGCTGTGCTTTTTGTCGCCCGTTGTATGGGCGGGTAACTTATATGAGGCATCCGAAGATGTCAGGCAAAAACATGAGGAGATGCTTTATCCAACGGTTCTGGTTCGGGGAAGCGACAATTCCAGTGGTTCGGGGACGGTTATATATTCAGACTTACAAGATAAAGAGTGGGTTTCCTTAATTCTGACAAACTGGCATGTGGTGCGTGGATCAATAAGTGTCGGGGAAGAGTGGAACTCACAATTACAGGAAAAAGTTGAGAAAGAAGTTCGACGGCCAGTTCATGTCGATTTATGGGACTATAATAATTACTCTGAGGCGATTGGAACCATAGGTCGTCGGGCGCTTATTATGGCGTGGGATAAAGACCTCGACCTTGCGCTTTTGCAGGTACAGGATAAAGAGCGGCCTCTTCCGTATGTTGCGGAGATTTATCCTGAAGATAAAGATGAAGGGCCGTGGATTTTTCAAGAAGTCTTTGCTGTCGGCGCGGGGTTGGGGAAGCCGCCCTTTCCAACTGAGGGACTCTTGGCGGGTTTCGCTAGGGATCGGAATGGAAAACATTTGTGGATGGCGACGGCCCCCATTGTGTTTGGAAACTCAGGAGGAGCCTTATTTGTTAATTCGCCTCGCGGTTCTTTTGAATTGATAGGAGTTCCATCTATGGTAAGTGCTTATGGATGGGGCAATATCGTGACGCATATGGGGTGGAGCCGCCCAGTGCCTGAAATCAGAGCGTTCCTTAGAGAGCATGGTTACGGGTTTGTGCTTGGGGACGAGCCTGAAGTTGAAGAAGAGAACATCAATTAGTCAGCAAATATTTGATAGGAGACGATGATGCATAAAGACCCTGTTATTTCAAGAACCGTGCCTTCAGCCGTGCCTCGGAAGCGTATGAAGATTAAGGGTTCTGGGGCTGCAACCAAAGGAGCAATGTGGTACGCGGTTGCTGATCAAACCGTAGATACGGCACAGAAACAACCCGCTGGATATGTTTCTAATATTAAAAAGGTAGGCTAATGTCTGGATGTGGTGAAGACTGCGTTTGCATTGAAAACAGTTGTGAAAACTGCCCCGAAGATTGTTCAGGGGATTGTTTATGCCGTTCTTCAGAGGTGACTGATGGCGATTGAAAAATCTATCGCACAAGCGCCTTCTTTCAGTAACGCCGAGGAAGTCCCTGAAGGGCTTGACCCCGATGCTGTAGAAAGTATTGAAATCGCTGTTGTTAATCCAGATGCGGTGGCGATTGAAACAGAAGACGGCGGAATGGTGATTGATTTCAATCCGCAAGCGGATGAAGATATTGGTGGTGGTGACCACAATGAAAATCTTGCTGAAATTTGCGATGAAGATGTTTTGCAGAGGCTGGCGTCTGATTTAATAGGTGATTTTGACAGCGATAGAAATTCTCGTGCCGACTGGGAAAGAACATATACCAAGGGACTTGACCTTCTTGGTTTAAAGATTGAGGACAGAACATCACCTTGGCCTGGAGCGTGTGGTGTCCACCACCCCATTCTGACGGAAGCTGTTGTCAGGTTCCAAGCGCAGGCCATCATGGAAATATTCCCCGCTGCTGGCCCTGTTAAAACAAAAATTGTCGGGGAGATAACCGACGAGAAAGAAAAACAAGCACAGCGCATACAAAACCATATGAATTATCTCCTGACGGAGAAAATGTCCGAGTACCGCCCTGAAACAGAGCAAATGCTCTTTTCGCTGCCTTTGGCGGGGTCTTCTTTTAAGAAGGTTTACTACGATCCGAGCATGGGGCGTGTTTGCGCCCATTTTGTTCCTGCGGAGGATTTTGTTGTTTCGTATGGGGCATCAGACCTTCAGACGGCAAGCCGTTACACGCACATTATGCGGAAATCAACCAACGATGTTCGCAAATTACAGGTAGCTGGTTTTTACCGAGACATAGACCTGCAAAAATCTGCACCTGATTATTCTGAAATTCAGGAGAAATACGATGAGTTGGAGGGTGAAACACCCTCTTATGACAACGATGATAGACATATTTTATATGAAATGCACGTTGACCTCGATTTGGAGGGGTTTGAAGACAAAGATGACAGCGGTGAGGAAACGGGTATTGCCCTTCCGTATGTTGTCACGTTAGCCAAAGGTTCTAACGAAATACTTTCTATTAGAAGAAACTGGTACGAAGATGATGAAATGCGTATGAAGCGCCTTCATTTCGTACATTACCAATATATGCCTGGACTTGGGTTTTACGGATTTGGTTTAATTCATCTAATAGGCGGTATCGCCAAGTCTGCGACCTCGCTGCTGAGGCAGTTGGTTGACGCAGGGACGCTTGCAAACTTACCAGGCGGTCTGAAGGCGAGGGGATTGAGAATCAAGGGGGACGATTCTCCTATATCACCAGGCGAGTTCAGGGATGTTGACGTTCCTGGGGGCGCAATAAAGGATAATATTACATTTTTGCCCTATAAAGAGCCAAGTAACGTCTTGCACGGTCTTTTGGGGGAAATTGTTGAAGAGGGAAGGCGCTTCGCGTCTGTTACCGACTTAAAACTTGCCGATATGAAGCAGGATGCGCCAGTTGGCACAACCCTTGCTTTAATTGAACGCTCCATGAAAGTGATGAGCGCTATTCAGGCAAGATTACACGAGGCTATGCGCCGTGAGTTCATTCTGGTTGCTGATATTGTCCGCGATTACGCTCCTGAGCGCTATGAATATGATGTGGATGCTGATTCGCGGGCTATAAAAGCGGAAGATTTTAACGATAAAGTCGATGTTATCCCTGTAAGTGATCCAAACGCAGCGACGATGTCGCAGAGGATTATGCAGTATCAGGCAGCGTTGCAGCTTTCCCAGTCTGCGCCCCAAATGTACAACCTGCCAGAGCTTCATCGGCAGATGCTGGACGTTCTGGGCATACAGGATGCGGAAAAGATTATTCCGATGTCCGAAGACCACAAACCGCGTGACCCTGTAAGCGAGAATATGGACGCTTTGAACAGCAAACCGCTTAAAGCGTTTATCGCCCAAGACCACGGAGCGCACATTAAGACCCATATGGCTGCAATTGAAGACCCGAAAATCAAACAACTTGTCTCAAAATCTCCAATGGCAGCGACTATATCGGCTTCAATGGCAGCGCATGTGCAGGAGCATCTTGGGTTTAAATACCGCAGGGAAATTGAGAAACAATTGGGCGTGGAGCTACCGCCTCCAGACAAGCAGTTGCCTGAAGACGTTGAGTTTCAGTTATCAGGTCTTATTTCGCAAGCTGCCGAAAGATTGCTTAATAAAGATATTTCTGAAGAACAACAGCAGAAGATACAACAGCAGTTGCAAGACCCTGTCATCCAGATGCAGCAAAAAGAATTGCAACTGGAGGAAATGGATATCCAGCGGAAAGCTCAGACTGATCAAGCGAGGATGCAGCTTAAAGCTGAAACAGACAAGGCAAGGCTTACCCTTGATATGGCAAAAGCCGCATCCAACGAAGAGCTTGAGAAACAACGGATTGCAACACAGGCCGAGCTTGAAGGCGCTAAACTTGGTGTTGATATTGCCAAATCTCAGCGTGATGCTGGGTCGAAGGAAGCAACCGAGCTTGAAAAAATAACACTGGAGAAGGCAAAACTTGCAGCAGAAGCAGCGCGGTCTCTTGTGGAATGGGACAAAAAGGACTCCCTCAAACAAATGAAGGGGGAATAAGCATTGGCTGAAGAATCTTTAGTTGGTGTTTACCGCCGTGTTCTACGGAACCAAATGAATGAAATGGCAGATATTATTTCTGGTGGCGGGGCGCAGAGTTTTGAGGAATACAAAAAAATGGTTGGGGTCATAGAAGGTTTGGCAATTGCGGAGCGTGAG